TGAAATTGTTGTTAGATACTTACCATTAAATAATAGTGGTGTTTACACTAACGATACAGCAACAGGTGATAACTCTACTACTGCATTTACAATAGATAGCGGCAGAACAGTTGAAGATGTAATCGTAACAGTTAACGGAGTTACATTAGTACCTGCAACAGATTACACAATATCAGGTACGACTTTAACATTTACTACAGCACCTACAACAAGTGCTGAAATATCAATTAGATACTTGAGGTTAACATAATGGGAGCAATAACTAGAGCAGCAGCAAACAACATAACAACTGGTGGAGTAATCTTACCAGCAGGTATTAATGATGCTTCTGTTGCAAGTGTAACTGAATTAGCACAAGTAAGTGCTGGAGATGGTATTACTTTAATCTCATCACAAACTGCTAGTTCATCTGCTTCAATATCTTTTACTACTGGAATAGATAGTACATATAGAACTTATTTGTTTAAATTTATCAATATACACGGTTCTGCCGCATCAGATTTTCAAATGAATTTTAGTACAGATGGTGGAAGTAATTATAATGTTACAAAAACAACAACTGCTATATCAGCATATCACTCTGAAAGTGATGCTGCACCTAGCGTTTATTATATTGCTTCTCACGACCTAGCACAAAGTACAGCTGCTAAAAAAATTATGGGAACAATATATAATGATAATGATAATAGTGGTTCAGGTTATATGTATCTTTTTAACCCCAGCAATACTACTTTTGTTAAACATTTTATTTCATCAACTCAAAGAACAGATAATGCGACAAGCAATAATTTTTATACTGCTGGTTATGGAAATACAACTTCTGCCATAAATGCTGTTCAATTTACTATGGCATCAGGCAACATAGACGCTGGAACAATTTATATGTACGGAATAGCATAGGAGAATTATGAGCATAGCATTATCTTTAGGAAATAATTTAACAACAGGCGGTATCTTTAAACCAACCGCAGTAAACAATACATCAGTTAATAATGTAACTGACTTTGCTGGAATAGCTGGTGGTGGAACACTAGTATTACTATCAACACAAACAGCAAGTGCTTCAGCTTCTATTTCATTTACAACAGGAATTGACAGTACTTATGATGAATATATTTTTAGATATTATGATATGCACCCAGCAACCGACAATACTCAGTTACAATTTCAAGTCAGTACAAATGGTGGAAGTTCTTATGGAGTAGCCATAACAAGTACAGCTTTTCAAGGTTATCATTATGAATTAGGTGGAAGTCAAGGACTTGCATATTATACTGTTGACGATTTAGCACAATCAACATCTTTTCAAAATCTTTGTGGTAATGTTGGAAATGGTAACGATGAAAGTATGTCAGGTATTTTACATCTTTTCGACCCAAGCAATACAACATTTGTTAAACATTGGATAAACAGAAGTCAAAGTTATTCAGGTGGTGATTTCTCTTATGATGCTTATCACGCTGGATATGTAAATACAACATCTGCCGTTGATGCTGTTCAATTTAAAATGACAAGTGGTAATATTGATGACGGAATAATTAAAATGTATGGAGTAGTAAAATCATAATGGGAACTATAACTAGAACATTCGCTAATAACATTACTACATCAGGAGTATTCAAACCTACTGCATTTAATAACGCAAGTTTTGATAATGTAACTGCTGTACCTGAAGGTGCTGTTGAAGGTGGTAATATGGTTTTATTATCTACTCAAACTGCAAGTAGTAGTGCTTCAATAAGTTTTACATCAGGAATAACAAGTACCTATAAAGAGTATATGTTTATATTTAATAACATACACCCAGCGACAGACAGTGTTGAGTTTTATTTTAATATGAGTACAGATGGTGGGTCTAATTATAACGTCACTAAAACCACAACAGCATTTGGTGCATATCAATATGAAGGTGATAGTAGTAACGCTTTAAATTATGATGGTTCAGGTGATTTAGCACAAAGTACAGGTTATCAACAATTAAATGATAATGGAGCATTAGGAAATGGTAATGATGAATCTTTATCAGGTTTTTTACATTTGTTTTCACCAAGCGACACTACATTCGTCAAACATTTTGTAAGCACAGTTCAATATTACGAAACAGGAAATTATAGTATTAACAGTTTTGTTGCTGGATATGGAAACACTACATCAGCCATTAACGCAGTAGACTTCAAAATGTCATCAGGAAACATTGATGCTGGTACAATACAAATGTTTGGAATTTTATAGGAATTAATATATATTAAAAATAAGGAGAACAATATGCCACATAAACTAGTAAACGGAATAAAAGTAGAGCTAACAGCAGAAGAAATCGCAGCAAGAGCTGCTGAAGAAGCTGCTTGGAACGCTGGTGCTTTTGATAGAGCTATGTCATCTTTAAGACAAAAGAGAGATGCTTTATTAAAATCAACTGACTACTTGGCATTATCTGACAACACATTGTCTGCTGAAATGACTACATACAGACAAGCGTTAAGAGACATTACGAATGGTCTTACAACTGTTGAACAGGTTAATGCTGTTGTATTTCCAACAAAACCATAAGGAATAATTAATGACTAAAGCTAGAGATTTAGGAAACTTTGTATCAGGTGCAAGTTCAACTATTGATAATAGTGAGTTAACAAATAGCTCAATTACTATCAATGGTAGTTCTGTATCTTTAGGTGGAACAATTTCAGTAGGTGAAACAAAACCTACTATTAGTTCTATATCTCCTGAAACAATTACTAATTCACAAACATCTATTGTTATTACAGGAACTAATTATGTTATTACTCCTCAAGTAGAATTTATTAATACATCAACTGGTATTTGGTATATTGCAGATACAGTTACAAGAGATTCAGCAACACAATTAACAGTTAATGCAACATTAGCTGTTGATGGTAATTATAAAATTAGAATAGAAAATCCAGACGGAAATGCTGTTCTATCATCTACTGCTTTACTTACAGTTTCAGATGCACCGACTTGGTCAACTGCTGCTGGTTCTTTAGGTTCAATAGCAGCTGGTTCATCTGCATCATTTACAGTTAGTGCAACATCTGATAGTGCTGTTACATACTCAATCACATCAGGTGCATTACCAGGTGGATTAAGTTTAAATAGTTCTACAGGTGCGATTACAGGCACAGAGAGTGGAGCTACAGCAGAGACGACTTATAACTTTACGATAAGAGCAACAGATGCTGAATCGCAAACTGCTGACAGAGCTTTCTCAATAACTGTAACGGTTGGAATTAACAATGGCGGACAATTTAATTAGGATAATATTATGGCAACAACTTATTTAAATAGAAGTGTAACAGGAAATAATAATTCAGTTGGAAAATGGACTTTTTCTTGTTGGGTAAAAAGAACTGAATTAGGAAATACAACGCATTTATTTAATTTTTATACTGATACTAATAATAGAGGTGGATTAAGATTTAATTCAGATGATACAATATTGTATTATGAATCAGTTAGTGGCACATCAGCTGTAAACATAAATACTAACGCAGTTTTTAGAGATACTTCTGCTTGGTATCATATAGTATTAGAGGTAGATAAAACTATATCAACACCTGATACTAAAATTTATGTTAATGGAACTTCACAAACTTTTCAAACTGATAGTGATTATACGCAAAACGAATCAACAATAGTTAATAGTAATACTAATTTATATATAAATTCAGAAGATGGTTCTAACAATATTAGAAATCAAATATTAACTCACGTTCATTGGATAGACGGAACAGCTTATGACGCATCATACTTTGGCGAAACAGATGCAACAACAGGAATATGGAAACCTAAAACTGCACCATCAGTAACTTATGGAAGTCAAGGCTATTTTTTAAAATTTGAGAATAGCGGTTCAATGGGAACAGACAGTTCAGGTAATGGAAACAACTTTACAGTTAATGGAACACTAACACAGACAGTTGATACTCCGTCTAATGTTTTTGCTACGTTTAATCCTTTAAATGTTCCTACATCAAATGCACCTACATATTCTAATGGAAATAACACAGTAGTTACAGCTAATGGAACTTCAGCTTATTTTGGTGGAACTTCATCACTAGGTGTTTCAAGTGGTAAATGGTACACAGAATTTAAAGTTTCTGATGTTACTGCTGATGCTTTTATTGGTATTACTTTTGACCCAGCAGAAGACGCTAGAAATAATCGTTATACAGGACAAAGTTCTTCAAGTTGGGGTTATTATTCTGGTGATGGTAATTATAGAACTAATGGTTCAGCAACTTCTTATGGTGCAACTTTTACAACAGGAGATATTATTGGAATTGCTATGGATTTAGATAATGCAAAATTATACTTTTCTAAAAATGGTACTTTCCAAAATTCAGGTGACCCAACTAGTGGTGCTACAGGAACAAATGCTATTTCTATTACATCAGGAGAAACATACTTTTTTTCTTGTGGTGATGGTACAGCAACTTCGGCTTCTACAATACAAGCAAACTTCGGCAACGGATACTTTGGCACAACTCCAGTAACTAGTGCTGGTTCAAATGGTAATGGAGCAATCTTTGAATTTGATTGTCCAAATGGTTACTACGCATTAAACACAACAAATTTAGCAACATACGGATAAGGATAAACTATGGCATACACAACAATAAATAAACCTAGCGAATATTTTAATACTAAACTTTATACAGGTAATGGTTCTACTCAATCTATTACAGGTGTTGGTTTTCAACCTGATTTAGTATGGTACAAATCAAGAAGTAATGCTTATAGTAGCGGATTGTTTGATGTAATAAGAGGAACTTCAAAACAATTATATTCAAGCGAAGAAAGTTCGGAAGGAACTTATTCAGGTGTTACTTCATTTGATAGTGATGGTTTTAGTTTAGGAAGTGATGCAGGTGGAAATCAAAATAGCGCAACTTATGTAGCTTGGAATTGGTTAGCAAATGGTTCAGGAGCATCAAACACAGACGGAAGCATAACATCAACAGTTTCAGTTAATACTACAGCTGGATTTTCTATTGTTAATTGGACAGGCACAACAAATGCAACAATAGGACACGGTTTAGGTCAAAAACCTAGTATGATTATTACTAAATCAAAAAATAATATTGTACCGTGGCTAGTATGGCATAAAGGATTAACTGGCGGAAATGAACAAGATAGATATATCCTTTTAAATACTACGGATGGACAAAATACTTATAGCGGTTATTGGGGAACTGGTGCTTTTACATCTACCGTTTTTGGAGTAAGTCTAGATAGTTTAAATAATAATTTAGGTGATATGATAGCTTACTGCTTCGCAGAAAAAAAAGGATTTAGTAAGTTTGGTTCATACTTATCAAATGCCAATACTGATGGAACTTTTGTTTATACAGGTTTTTTACCAGCTTTTGTTTTAATTAAAAGAAGTTCAACAACAGGTAATTGGTTTATGTTAGATAATAAAAGAAATACTTACAATCCTGTAAATACAAGATTAACTGCCGAAGGTACTTATGCTGACGATACAGGTAGTTCTTACGCTATTGATTTTGTTTCTAATGGTTTTAAGTTAAGAACTAATAGTAATCCTAATGATGGTTCAGGTAATACCTATATCTATATGGCATTTGCAGAAAATCCATTAGTAGGAACTAACGGAGTTCCAGCTACGGCAAGATAATTTTTAATAATAACAATCAACAAAATAAAGGAGAGTTCACTATGTGGGACAATTATTTTAAGTCTTGGGAAGATATGTGGTCATACAAATCTTTCAAGAAAACAATCAATAACTACAATCAAAAAGTTATTAATTTTTGGAAAGACGCTATTGAAGACATTACTGGTTCTAATAAAAAAGATAATGATTAAATTTTTAAAAAAATATATTTGTAAAATTTTTCACAACAAAAAATGTGTTTGTTGGTACAAAAAAATTGAAAGCGGCACTTTGTAATGCCTAAAAAAAAGATAACGCCAAAACAATACGCAGATGTATCAACTGGTGTTCGTCTTTCTTCACACGAAAAACTTTGTGCAGAACGAATGAAACAATTGCACGAAAGTATTTCAGAGTTAAATAGAGAAGTTAAACAATTAAGACAAGATGTTTCTAAAGGTAAAGGAGCAGTTAGTCTTCTTGTGTTTATATCAACAATAATTGCGACAACTATTGGATATTTCCAATTTAAAGGATAATTATGTTTAAAATAATGGCATTAATGTGCGTATTTGCAGTTAATGGACAAAATTTATGTCTTGTTGGAGATATACCATCTAGTAAATTTAATACTAAACAAGAGTGTTTAAATGCAGTTATGAATATAGTAAATTTTACAGACGAAGATTTTAAAAGCAGAAACATTGGTATGGAAATGCAATGTGTAAAACTACCAGAGAACGTTTAATATGGCATTTCCAATATTAAGTGCACTAAAATTAGCGGCAGAAGCTGGAAGCCATATTTACAAAAAACGTCAGCAAACTAAAATGTTAATGGCTGATGCTCAGATGAAACACGCTGAAAAAATGGCTAATGGTGAAGCTGAGTATGCAGGTAAATTATTAGAAGCAAGACAATCAGATTGGAAAGATGAATTTGTTTTAATAATAATTTCTTTACCAATAGCTGTCCTAGCTTGGGCTGTTATTAGTGATGACCCAGAAGCTTTAGAAAAAATTAAATTGTTTTTTGAATATTTTTCACAAGTACCAAGTTGGTTTACAAATTTATGGATATTAGTAGTTGCAAGTATTTATGGAATAAAAGGAACTCAGATATTTAGAGGTAACGATAAAAAATAAGTATGAAATGCTAAGTAAATGGAATTTATTAACGAAGGTTCTTTTCAAGAATACGATTACAATCAAGAAAACGAAGAATGTGAGTGGAAACAAGTAACTGAGTATTGGAGAAAATAGATGGCTAAACAAAAATTTTTACATTTTGAACCTAGACAAAAGCCTAAAAAAAGAAAAGGAAGAAATGCAAAACGACCAAATAAAAAACAACAACGTAAAAAGTACAGAGGACAAGGAAGATAAAAATAATTTAGACCAGATTATTAAAGAGTTGCCTCAATTGTTAGTTAGACACGCTTATACAAAATTAAAATCAGGTCAAGAATTAACAGCTTCAGAAATGAAAGTATGTTTAGAGGTTTGTAAAACATATAGTACAGATAGTTTACAAAAGAAACCTGAAAATATACTAGAAGACGTTCCTTTTGATATAAATGAATAGTAAACTTAAAAATTTTAAAAACTTTTTGTATCTTTGTTGGAAGCATTTAAATCTTCCAGAGCCAACACCTATACAATATGATATAGCTGATTACTTACAGTCTAAAGATAAAAGACTTGTAATTCAAGCTTTTAGGGGTGTAGGTAAATCTTGGATTACTTCAGCATTTGTTTGTCATCAATTATTATTAAACCCACAACGTAACATCCTTGTAGTATCTGCATCTAAAAGCAGGGCTGATGATTTCAGTACATTTACACAAAGATTAATTGGTGAAATGCCAATATTAAAACATTTACAACCTAAAGATAATCAAAGACATTCTAAGGTATCGTTTGACGTAGCACCAGCTACCGCATCACACGCACCTTCAGTTAAGTCTATGGGTATCACAGGTCAATTAACAGGTTCACGAGCAGACTTAATTATTGCGGATGACGTAGAATCTGCTAACAACTCACAAACTCAATTAATGAGAGACAGATTAGGTGAGACAGTAAAAGAATTTGATGCGATTATTAAACCTGAAGTAGGTCGTATTATATTTTTAGGAACACCACAAACAGAAATGTCATTGTATAATGATTTAGAAGAACGTGGTTTTAAAACTAAAATATGGACAGCATTATATCCTACTAAGGCACAATTGATAAGCTATGGGCATAAGATAGCGCCTATGATTGCAGAGATTACAGATAAAGAAGGTAAACCAACAGACCCTAGAAGATTTGATGAAGTTGACTTATTAGAACGTATGTCATCTTATGGTCGTTCTGGATTTAACTTACAGTTTATGTTAGACACAACAATGTCTGATGCAAACAGGTATCCTTTAAAATTAAACGATTTAATTGTGTTATCAGGTTCTTCAACTTGGAAGGAAGCACCAGCTAAATTACAATGGGCTTCCGGTGTAGAACAAATAAAAGGCATTGACCCTGATATACCAAACGTAGGTTTAAAAGGCGATTATTATGTAGCACCAATGCATATAAGTCCTGAGTTTACGCCTTTTGAGGGTTCTGTTATGTCTATTGACCCTTCTGGTCGTGGGGAAGACAAAACAGCGTATGCGGTGCTCAAAATGCTTCACGGAGTGCTTTATTTGACTGCTATAGGAGCTTTAGAAGGTGGTTATAGCGAAGATACTATGGCTAGATTAGCTCATATTGCTAGAGAACAAGATGTTAACTATGTTGTAATTGAGAGTAACTTTGGTGATGGTATGGCTACACAGTTATTAAAACCTGTAATGGCTAAGATACATCCTTGTGAAATAGAAGAAGTAAGACATAATATTCAAAAAGAAAAGCGTATCATTGATACATTAGAACCTATTATGAACAGCCATAGATTGGTTGTTGATGATTTACTTATTAAAGAAGACTTTAAACTAGAACCTGACCATCAGTTGTTTAGACAGATGACTAGGATAACTAGAGACAAAGGAGCTCTAAGACACGATGACCAAATTGATGCTTTGGCTATTGCCGCTAATTATTGGGTTGAACGTATGGACAGAGACCAAGTCTTATCATATAACCAACACAAAGAAGATTTGCTTGACAGAGAACTTGAAAAGTTTATGGAATCAGCAATTGGAAAAGAACCACAAGAGGATAGATTTATATAATATGGACATTTACAAAGATTACCCACATATGCAAGCTGTTGCTAAACGTATTAAAAACTTTGAAGGTTTTAACCCTAATACTTATAATTTAGTGTACAGTGATGTTAATGGTAAATATATTAAAGAAGATTTTAAAACAGGTGGCTATGGTCACCGAATGTTAGAAGGAGAAGTTGCACCAGATACTAAAGAAGGTTGGGAGCAAATCTTTGAACAAGACTTTAGAAAGTCATTTGAGAGTGCTAGTAAATTAGTTGATAAAGACAATATAGACCCAGTAGCATTAGGTATAGTAACCGAAATGGTATATCAAATGGGTTCTGAAGGTGTGTCTAAATTTAAAAACACGTTAAAGTTGATTAATAATAAAGACTATGCAGGCGCATCTAAAGAAATGTTAGATAGTAAATGGGCTCAACAAACACCAGATAGAGCTGTTAAGTTATCTAATTTAATGTTAAGTATAAGTAAGTAAACATAGTTATACCTGTTAACCCTTGCTTATATCTTATACGGGTACCTAAATATTTAGTAGAAAATTCTGAGGGGGTATATCGTATATGACGACACCGAGTTTCCCCCGTATATCTTCACTTTTTCCGGCGTTGATGTACCCATAGGCACACATAATGTGACCTAAAAGCCACACTTAATGGGTAACTAAGGGCTCACTGCGGCGGCGGGCGTGCAAAAATGTTTTGTTGCGTGCGTGAGCTAGTCTGTTTTTTTAGTTTAAGGAACAGGCGTACACATAGCCTTTAATGACACATAGAGACACATAGAGACACATAGAACACTTTAAACTAACCTTGAGCCACACATTAAATTTTTAATTAAAGTACCCGTATTAGTATAAACAGGCTTTACAGGTATATAGTATAGAGTAATAGTAGTAGTAAGTATCACTTAGGGTACTACTTAGGGTACTACTTAGGGTACTACT